CTTGAAGCTGAGTGGGAAGAGGAAGACAGAACAGATCTGTTGGATCTTCAGTCTCGTGTAACGCAGGCTCGTAAGATGGCCGCAGACGATGACGATGACTCCAGCGATGATTCTGATGACGACTCCGATGATTCCGGTGATGCAGATATGTCGGATGACGACGAGAAGAAGGAGTCGTCTAAGGTTGCAGACGTTGCAGACGAGACTAATGCCGATGCGGCACAGCCGGATGCAAAGACAGACGTGGAGGCCCCAGTGGCCAACGAGACGGACGACTATGCTCAGGATAGCCAGTATGTTCGTGACGAGTATGACCAGAATGGTCCGCTCCTCACAGATCCTGATCAGTCAACGGATCAGAACTGGACTCCGAAGAGTGGAGTCAGGGTCAGAGCTAGTGCAGTTGATGCTATCAAGCTAGCTGAAATCTACGTCGACCTTGGCTTGTCACCAGTTGAAGAGAAGTTCGAAAGAGTTGCTGAGTTCGAGAACATGTCGAAGGCTCAGGTTCAGGATCGTCAGCAGTTGCTGGAGCAGGTTATGAAGGCTGCAGCAGCTAGACCACGTCCTGTTCAGAACCAGGGACAGAGGCCTCGTTCAGCTGTTCCGCAGAGAGCTGGCGGAAGAGCACCCGTTCCTTCAATGGGACGAGCAGCAAGCAAGGGACCGAGAACAGCTGGTGGTGAAGCAGACCTAGATACGTTCTTGGCGCTATAACAGACCGTAGATAGTAAACGCCTAGTGTCCCTGTAGAGGGGAGGAGAAAGAGATGTTTCGTGTTCCACTAGATTTGGTAGCGCAGAAGAGGACTATCCGTCCCCTCTACGCCAACCACCAGGCTACACCGTATGGTGGCTTCCTTGACCCTGCATGGGATCGCAGCAAGGATATTCTGCCGGGTATGGTGATGGCCAAGCAGTCCAGTGAGCAGTTCACGCTGTACACGGGTGCTGGTGCTCAGAAGCCGTTCGGTCTTTCGGCACTGTTCGTTGCTCCTGTGCTGGGGATCGACGAGGTCCGCTACACAGCCACCAACCTCTTCACCGTGTGGGTTGGTGACAGCCAGGCAGTCTTCGAGGTTCTTGCTCCGGCGTTTGACCCGTTGGCCTCCTGGGCTAGCCAGACTGACGGTTCGAGGATCATGCTCGGTGCCACAAAGACGGCACACGCGAGTGGTCCTGGACTGCTGAGTCCTTTGGGTGCGAACGTTAGCACCGAGCCCATTGCAGAGCTCATCATGCCAGTGGGTACAACCAAGATCATTGTCCGACTCAACAGGATCGCGGCCTAGTCCGCAACTATTCGGAAGGAGGGAAAACAAACATGACTGCTCCGGTAGTTGCGACAGGTTCTGGTCTCGGACGAGTTGCGAAGGCCTCTGAAGACTATGTGAGAGAGATTGTTGCTGCCAAGGCTCGCCTTGGAGGCCGCAAGCTTTCACGGACGGAGAAGCAGCGTAAGCTGTTCGCGGTACTGAGTGACCGCAACAACGGGATCCAGCGTCTTGGCCAGTCGATGATTGGTCCGATTCAGCTCCAGTTGCGGTATCAGGGTCTACTGAGGAACGTTCTTCTCGAGGACCCGTTGACCCCAGGTGTTCCCATTGAGTACGACGTGCTCGATGACTTGGGTCAGGCATACATGCTCCATTCGAACGAGGGTGAAGTCAAGATTACCCCGTTTGAGGGTAAGCGTGTCCCTGTCCAGCTGTTCCGCATTGCTTCCTTCCCGCAGATCAAGAAGGAGGATCTGTACTACCTGCGAGTGAACATCGTAGAGTATGCACAGGATCAGACCAAGCAGGCTATCATGAAGCAGGAAGATAGCCGGCTGATCACGTTGATCGAAGCTGCTATTACGTTGTACAGCCCGCAGGATCTGTACGGTAACAGTCACATCATTTCAGCACCGGCTGGGTACTTGAGTCCGAATGTGCTGTATGATGCCGTTTCCGTGACTGACATGCTGCAGTTGGAAGCCAAGAGGCTTCTCTTCAACCCGTTTGACTACAGGGACCTGTACCGGTGGGATATCAACACCACTGGTTGGGCCTTCAAGGACCGTGTGGTCGCGGGTGAGAAGATCGTCCAGTTCGGTGAGTTCCAGATCGGCAAGTCGATCATCATTCCGCGGAAGATCACGTACCTGACCCCAGAGCCTGACTTCCTGGGTGTCTTCCCCGTGATGTACTCCTTGGACTCCGAAGAGAACCCGCAGGTGGAGCAGTTCCACAAGGGCTGGGTTATGGACGAACTGGTGGGGATGGCAATTCTGAACCCACGTGGCCTCATGAAGATTGTGAAGCCGTAGATCTTGTTTCGGGGTTAAGCAGGAAGAGCCAGTGTCCAACCCGGATGCTGGCTTAACCTGTGATACTAGCAGACTTGATAGAAGATTGGAGTAAGCGATGTCACGCAGTATTACAGTCCGTGCGGGATTCACGGTATCTCTGCCAGGCGTAGGGATGCAGACGGGACTGGTAACGCTTACGGTCCCTGATAGTACCTACGACATGATCGTCTCTACGGCCTTTCACGCTACTGATGTAACGAGGCCGCTCATCGACAACGGTTACATCGCGGGTAGTGGTGACAACGTGGAGATTCAGGCCACGTTTGTTGCGGAT